GAGAAGATACGAGAGCGACAACGAGAGTATTATAAAGAGAATCGTGAGGAGTTACTAGAGAAAGAACGAAAGTATCATAAAGAGAATCGTGAGAAGATACGAGAGAGAAAACGAAAGTATCGTGAAAAGAATCGTGAAAAGGATGCAGAGTACCAACGAGAGTATCGTGAAAAGAATCGTGAGAAGATACGTGAAAGGGATACAGAGTACCAACGAGAGTATCGTGAAAAGAATCGTGAGAAGTTACGAGAGAAGGATAGAGAGTATCGTGAAAAGAATCGTGAGAAGTTACGAGAGAAGAATAGAGAGCGTTATGCTAGAAAGAAAGCAGAGAAAATCGGAAAATCAACACTGGATAACTTTTTAACTTGACATTAATTGACCACTGTGGTATTATTACAACATGAAATATTCACTTACAATATTCAAGAACACATTTGACAACCAGACCCATCGGGGAATGGAGGTTGAATCGTGGGAGAAGTTTGAAGAACTATTATATCATATGTATGATATGGAGGGTAAGAAAGGTGGTAGAAATTCTTCTGTGCTTATTAGTCCTGCTCGTTATTTTCCCGATACTACGAGGAGTAATAAGAATGTTGATCTATGGGGTGGTTGGTCTTGCCTTGATGTTGATGATTATGATGTATGTACTGATCCCAATCGCAGTCCTGTGGACTGCCTAAAGGAACAGTTACACGAAGCATTCGGTAGTTTTCACTATGTGTGCTACAACACCGCATCGTCTAAAGCAGACAAACCTAAGTTCAGACTGGTCTTTCCTTTGACCCGACAGGTGGACAGCAAAGACCTTCCGCACTTCTGGTTCTCTATGAACAAGCAGTTTGATGGACTGGGTGACAAGCAGACCAAGGACATTTCACGGATGTACTATGTCCCCGCACAGTATCCAGACGCATACAGTTTCATCTTTACCAATCAGGGTGTACATCTTGACCCTGATATGTTGATGGATAAACATTCGTATGTAGAACCCACTGGTAAGACATTCATGGAGAGACTGCCACCTGAGTTACAACAGGCAGTCATCCAACATCGTAAGGACGCACTAGAGGCAACCGACATCACGTGGAGTGGTTATCGGGACTGTCCGTTCTTCCCCAAACGAATGGCAGTGGAGTATCAGACAATCAGTGAGACTGGTTGGTACAGTAAGATGTATTCCATAATGATTGCGACTGCGGGTAATGCGTACAAGAGAGGTTATCCTATCTCTGCTATACAGATCGCACAGATGTGTTCGGAGTTGGATATTGAGACTGGTAACTGGTATAAGAATCGTCCCTTGGATAAGGAAGCAGACCGTGCCCTAGAATACATCTATAGGAATGGATAGTGGAAGCAAATAACTATCTGGCATTTCCTACGGTCATTTCTCGTACAAAACTTATGGTCTCGGAACAAGAGAAAGATCAATGGTTTGACTTGTATTTAAAACATTCTAATAGTGATGGTCAGTCTCACGACTTTGTTGGTTTTGAAACCGTACAGACCGATGAGTTGTTTCGTGATCTTTTTATGGACAGATTGAAGAGTGGTGTTGATGAGTATCTCCGTCATCTTAGAATACGTCAAGACAAACTAGATATTCAGTTGACCAAATGTTTCTTCAATGTTACTGACCAGAACGGGATCAACTTACACGATCACATAGAGAATCATATATCGTTTACATACTACCCTCACATTGCTGATGGTAAAGAAAGAAACATCAATTTTCAATACCCACATAAGGCACGACCTAACGAACCGCATGAACATTTCTTTGAATGTCACGGTAACCGCAACTCCAAAGTAGATTCTTTTCCTATATCAGAGGGGGTGTTGTACATATTTCCCTCAAATTTATTACACAATATAGAAATGAGAGAGGGAGATAGTCAGAGTGTGGTACAACCGTTTAAGGACAAGGAGTCTTTGCGGAATAGTAGATTTTGTGTAGCAGGTGATTTGCTATATACAAGGAAGATTGGTGTGACACAATACGAGAGAGTATTATCTAATCCTAAGAATTGGAGGACGGTATGAGAAGACTATATAAGGTACTAACAACGGAGTAAGTATGAGAATTTTAATTACTGGTGCGGCAGGGTTTATCGGTTCGCATCTTGCAGACAGTCTATTGGACGATGGTTTTGAAGTGTTTGGACTAGACAACTTCAATGACTATTATGACCAATCACTGAAGTATGATCGGGTAGAATATTTTGGTCACGAAGTTATGAGATGCGATCTTAAAGACTTTGATGCCTTGGATATTGCCTTCAACAAGATTCAACCTGACATTGTAATCCATCTTGCCGCACGTGCGGGTGTACGTGATTCTGTCGGTAATGAACAGTTGTATCATCAAGACAACATCATTGCTACACAGAATCTTATTCAAGTGTGTAAGATGTATAATGTGTTGAAGGTTGTCTATGCATCTACCAGTTCAGTCTATGGTGGTACCCCTATCCCTGAGACTGGATGGACTGAGGACGAGGTTACTGGTCACCAGTTGAACCCATATGCCTATACTAAGTACTGTAACGAATGTCAGTTTAAGATCAGTGGACTCAACAATGTTGGTCTACGATTCTTTACTGTCTATGGTCCTTGGGGCAGACCTGACATGGCACTATATCAGTTCACTGACAAGATGTGCCACGATCAACCCATCAAAGCATTTAACTATGGTAAGATGAAACGAGACTTCACCTACATCGGTGACATCATTGAAGGTATCAAGATTGCATTGTTTGCTGATCTGGAGTCTGGAGAAATATTCAATATCGGTAGAGGTAAGCAAGTAGAACTGATGCACTTTATTGAAAATATCGGAAAAGAAGTGGGTAAGGAACCGGAGATCATTCTCGCTCCCCGACACCCTGCGGACACTCTAGAAACTTGGAGTGATACCACGAAACTAAGAGAACTGGGTTACAAACCCAAAGTGAATATTGAACAAGGTGTACAAGCATTTGTTCGGTGGTTTAAAGAATATTACGGATACAAAGGATAAGATATGAGTGAAGAAGAAGATGTTATGCCAGAACTAGACGAGAACGGTGAATACCCTAAGTTGAGAATTGGTATTGTCGGACACGGATTTGTAGGACAGGCAGTGGACTATGCCTTTACCCACAGAGAAGTAGAGAAGTTTTATGTAGACCCAAAACATGGTACTACTATTGATGATCTATTGGATTGGCAACCAAACCTAACATTTGTGTGTGCTCCAACTCCGATGGCAGATAGTGGATTTATTGATGCGTCTATTGTAGAGGATGCGGTACTAAAGTTGTTAGAGCATACTACTGGTGGAGTTGTTGTCAAATCAACAATCACACCAGAAATTGTTGACCGAATGTATTGTTCTATCTTTGAGGATGATATTAAACGATTGACTATCAACCCTGAGTTCCTGACAGAGTCTGCCAATAAAGAAGCATTTGTGATGGCAAAGTATCATGTGATTGGTGGTCACCCTGATGCATGTCAAGGTCTTGCACAGTTGTATGACGTGTATAGTCTATGTACTGCGGACGAGTATCTGTTCTGTAGTGGTGCTGAAGCGGCATTCATTAAGTATGGAGTAAACTCTTACCTTGCTACCAAGGTTACATTCTTTAATCAGTTGTTTGATTCAATTGAGAAGTTTGGTTGTAACTTCCCTACAATCGTTAATGCGATTGGCAAAGACCCTCGTATTGGATTAGGTCACACAAGGGTCCCTGGCTATGATGGTAAACGTGGATTTGGTGGTGCGTGTTTCCCCAAAGACACAAAAGCATTTACTTTGTTTGATAATGACTTGACTTTAATTGAGAAGTGTGTTAATATTAACAACAGTTACAGAAAACAATATGAACTAGATGAACGTGAGGAATCAAATAATGTCAAGTATGATGGACAAACTAAAGAAGAACAGCAAGATCAAGACAGCGGAAGTACTGTCTAACAGCAAGTTTTTTACAGAGAAAGATATGGTACCAACCGATGTTCCAATGGTGAATGTCGCGTTGGCAGGAAGTATTGACGGTGGTGTCACGCCAGGATTAACAGTCCTAGCAGGACCGAGTAAGCACTTCAAGACCTCGTTCGCACTGCTTATGGCAGGTGCGTATCTACGAGCAAAGAAGGACGCAGTACTGCTCTTTTATGATAGTGAGTTTGGTAGTCCCCAATCTTACTTTGAGCAGTTCGGTATTGACACCTCGCGGGTGTTGCATACACCCATCGCCAATGTTGAGGAACTGAAGTTTGACTTAATTGGTCAACTTGAGAACATTGACAGAAAAGATGACGTAATAATCGTCATTGATTCAATTGGTAATCTCGCATCCAAGAAAGAGTTAGAGGATGCAATTAACGAGAAGTCGGTGGCAGATATGTCCCGTGCTAAAGCATTGAAGGGTCTCTTTAGGATGTGTACTCCATATCTGACCATGAAGAATATACCAATGCTTGCCGTCAACCACACATATAAAGAGATTGGTCTATTCCCCAAAGACATCGTAGGTGGTGGTACTGGTATTTACTACAGTTCCGATAACATCTGGATTCTGGGTCGTAGACAGAAGAAAACTGGTACAGAGGTCACAGGATATGATTTTGTCATTAATGTTGAGAAGTCGCGATATGTTAAAGAGAAATCTAAAATCCCTATCAGTGTTTCTTGGGAAGGTGGTGTTGAGCGCAATAGTGGTTTGTTGGATGTTGCTCTTGCTGGCGGTTATGTCGCTAAACCTTCTAATGGGTGGTATTGCCGAGTGGATAGAACGACTGGAGAGATGGTAGAAGGTAAGGTGCGAGAGAAGGACACTCTGAAGGATGAGTTCTGGGAACCTATCTGGAAAGATACTGACTTTGCTACCTTCTTAAATAGTCAATACTCTATGACTAAAAAGTCACTAGTATCAATGGACGATATTGTAGACGGTGATGAGATTGAATGAGATAGAAACCAAGTTGAGTGAAGACATTCATTATGAGATTGTCCCATCCGATAACCCTCACGGGTGGGACATTCGGATTATGGAAGAGTTTCCTGAGACCAAGATTGCTTTTGATGTGATTGAACTTGTAGAGAATGAAGAACAGATCAGTTTTAATTTTCAGATTATTTCTACTCCAGACCCAGATTTAACAGTAGAGGACTTGACTTTACAACAGTACTGTGGTAGAATACTTACTAGTTTACTGGAAGTTGCCGTTAATAATGGGACGTTAGTTGCACAAGACCTAAAGTCTGGTGAGGTGATGGCAACAGAAGAAATGCATGAAGAGCAAAAGGAGTTATATAATGAAGAACATCAATCTGGAACAGACGATACTGAGGAATCTGTTAACCAATGACCCCTACATGCGAAAGGTCGGTGCGTTTCTTACGCCCGACTATTTCCAAGGTGTCTACAAAGGACTGTTTAAAGAAGTAACAAAGTTTGTTGCCAAGTATAACAAACTACCTTCCCTAGAAGCATTCAAGATTGAGATGGACGAGAGTGCATCTGAGATGGGTGATGAGAACTATCGTGGAGCAAATGAACTGCTCCATGATTTGTTCACACCAGAACCTGAGAATCTTGAGTGGTTAATTGAACGCACCGAGAAGTGGTGTCAAGACCGTGCAGTGTTCAATGCGGTGATGGAGTCTATCTCTATCATTGATGGCAAACACGCAACCCTACACAAGAATGCGATACCCGATGTCTTATCTAAGGCATTGGGTGTTACCTTTGATACAAACATCGGTCACGACTATCTGGAGAATGTGGAGGGTCGTTATGAATTCTATCACGAGCAAGAAGAACGCATCTCATTTGACCTTGATATGTTCAACCAGATCACCAAGGGTGGTCTCACCAACAAATCACTGAACATTGCCCTTGCGGGTACTGGTGTTGGTAAGTCTCTGTTCATGTGTCATATGGCGGCATCTGCTCTATCGCAGGGTAGGAACGCACTGTACATTACTATGGAAATGGCAGAAGAGAGAATCGCAGAACGGATTGATGCGAACTTACTTAATGTTGATATCAGTCAGTTGGAACATCTATCTAAGGATATGTTCACCGACAAGGTATCGCAGATTGCCGCAAAGACCCAAGGTAAACTGATCATCAAGGAGTATCCTACTGGTCAAGCAAACACCTCACACTTCCGAGCACTGTTGAATGAGATGAAGTTGAAGAAGAACTTTATCCCTGAGATTATCTTTGTTGATTATCTGAACATCTGTGCGTCTGCCAGAATGAAGGGTATGGGTGGTGCTATCAACTCTTACTCTTACATCAAGAGTATTGCCGAGGAACTGCGTGGACTTGCGGTTGAGTTCAATGTGCCGATTATGTCTGCGACACAGACTACCCGATCTGGTTATGGTAATGATGATGTTGGTCTGGAGGATACTTCTGAGTCGTTCGGTCTACCTGCTACTGCTGACCTGATGTTTGCGTTGATCACTAATGATGAACTAAATAACCTTGGTAAGATCATGGTTAAGCAGTTGAAGAATCGTTATAATGATGCGACTGGAGCAAACCAGAAGTTCACCATCAAAGTTGATCGTAGTAAGATGCGACTGACCGATGATGATGACGAGGAGATGATACCTAGTGCTGACCCTGACAAGGGATGGGACGATAAACCAGTCTTTGATAACAGTTCGTCTGGTCAGAGAATGAAAGCAGAAAACTTTAAAAACTTTAGGATGTAATATGGAATTGCACTGGGGATGGCCGATTGTCACTACTGTACTAATGTTTTGTTCTTTCTGGTATGGAAAGATACAGGGATTTGTGGATGGTGAGGAAGAGGGACGAGACGAAGGAATTGATCTTGGAAGTAAGGCAACTGCGAGAGTAGTAATGCAGTATATGAGGGAGAAGTACGAGTTGACGATGAGTGATGTTGAAATTGAAGAAGTTGTTGATGGGATAAATATAACGCACCATGAATATGAGGAAATAGAAGATGAGTAGTGTACAACTAATTGCATTGAGCAAACCAAACGCAACAACGGACTGCCATACTGCGGCAGAACTGATTGCCTATACCGCACGAGTTAGTAATCCTACTAATCAGTCAAACAAGGAGACCGCACCAAAACTGTTGCGTTACCTGATGCGTGAGAATCACTGGTCACCATTTGAGATGGTTCATATGACAATGGAGATCAAGACTACTCGTGATATCGCACGGCAGATTCTCCGTCACCGTTCGTTTTCATTCCAAGAGTTCTCCCAACGGTATGCGGTGAGTGAGAACATTGATGTGGTTCGTGAGACCCGAACCCAAGATGAAAAGAACCGACAGAACTCTATTGTGACTGATGACAAACATCTCAAAGATGAGTGGTTCCGATCTCAAGCAAGGGTTCGTAACTTTGCCAAGAAGGAATACGAAGGTGCGTTGAAGTTAGGCATCGCAAAGGAACAGGCACGAGCATTGTTACCCGAAGGTCTGACCGAGACAACCTTGTATATGGCAGGTAGTCTACGCAGTTGGATTCACTACTGTGACCTGAGACGAGCAAATGGTACACAGAAGGAGCATATGATCGTGGCAGACCAGTGTTGGGATATTATTGGTCAACACTTCCCTGACATAGTGAAGGCACTTGATGAGTGAGATAACGATTCGCAATGAGGACTTTCTGAAACTTCTTGACGATACTGTTGAGAGGTTTCTGCCTCATCGTGAACTGATGACCGAGTTGTCGGCAAACGAGGGTGGAGTTGCTATCGGACGAGGTAGGTACTATTGCGAACCACAGCACCTTCAAGAGATGATTCGGAAGGGTGCTGACCATATCGGGTTTCCCGAACACGCATATGGGTTTCAAGTGTCCCACGGTGCCAAGTCTCATCCTGAGATATTTGAACCATTGAAGATGTTGACTAAGAGTGAACTGGTTCATATGTTTGGTGCCAAGGGTAACTCTCTGACATCCTACTATCCTCCCAATGGGTATGTGGGTTGGCATACGAACTGGAACGCACATGGTTACCAGATGATTATCACTTGGTCAGAAGACGGTGATGGTCACTTCTCTTATTATGATAAAGAGAAAGATGAGATTATCACAGAGAAAGATGTTAAGGGGTGGCAAGCAAGGTGGTATCGTTTTGGTCGTGTAGACGAACCAGAACATCATTGTTGGCACACTGCTTGGACTAACTGTCCGAGGTTTACCCTTGCGTTCAAATTCCCTTATGGGGAATATGGTGAGAGAGAAGACCAAGCACTTGAAGCAATCCAAGACCTGATTTGTGAAATGGAAACAAGTACTTGACTTTTCGCCATAATGGTGATATACTGTACACTTATATAACTTAATTGAGGGAAAATCGTGAAAGGATCAATGCAACATAATATTGAATACAAGTATGCCGAAGACAAGGCAATGACCGAACTAATGGATTACATTGACGGAACCTATGGAGAACACTACTCCAAGAATAAGTTTCAAGCAACTGAGTTTATTATTGATGGTGGTCATGGTGATGGTTTCTGTATCGGTAACATTATGAAGTACGCCCAACGGTATGGTAACAAGAATGGTTACAATCGTGCTGACTTGATGAAGGTGTTACACTACGCAATCATCCAACTTCATGTACATGATGTGAATGGTAGGTAATTATGAAAGATAGAGTAGTTGTTACTGGTGTAGGTTTGGTGGACACCCTTGGAACATATCCGATGGAGTGTTTTGAGAATATGATTGATGATCATTATGAACCACCTATTGACTTTGAGACTGACGTAGAATCCCTTAAAGGGAATAAGTGTTTTAGAGCACGTGAAGTAAACTATGTGATTCCAGATGGGATTCGTAAACCTACCCATGCTTCACTATCTACCGCATCTAAGAATGCTATTCATGTTGTGCAACAGGCAATAGGTGACATTGACAGTACTGATGTTGCGGTTGTCTTTAGTTCGGTTGCTATTAAACAAGAGACTATGGCAAAACCTTTCCTTGATAAGATGATAGGTGGCAGACGTTTGTCCCCCCGCAGTGGAGTGCAGTACCTAAAAGACTTTACTGTAGGAATGCTCAGTCAAGTGTTTGATTTCCGTGGTGCGTGTGTCAGTATGGATGCCGCCTGTGCGACTGGTCTGTATTCTATTGACTACGGGATGCATTTACTAGATACCCATAAGTTTGTTGTTGTGGGTGGTACTGATAATCCCGCAGTAGATGACAACATGTTTATCTTCAGTCAGTTGGGTGCACTTGGTACCGAGTCAAGACCCTTTGATAAGAAACGTGATGGGTTCATTATGGGTGAGGGTGCAGGTGCCATGTTATTAGAGAAAGAGTCTGATGCACGAGCACGAGGTGCCAACATCATTGGATACATCAACACCGTATCTCATCATACGGATGGAGCACTTGGTAAACCTACTGCACCAGACCCTAACTGTACAGGATCACTTGCGGCAATGCGATCCGTAACAAATGATTCTGCGGGAGAAATTGCCTTTGTAAATGCTCATGGCACATCAACTCCATTGGGAGATGACCTAGAGTATAATGCAATTCAACAAGTTGTGCCTAGTGTACCCGTGATTAGTTTCAAGTCAAAGGTGGGACACTCTCTCGCGGCAAGTGGTATCAACGAAACAATCTATAGTTTGATGTGTCTTTACAACGGAGTGGTACCGAAGAACTTCAATATAGATGACTGTGATCACGAATTTGTCTATAAATACAAGAAACAGGTTAAAGATAAGTTTGCGATGAAGAATTCATTTGCCTTTGGAGGCAGGTCTTCTTCATTGATATTGGAGGTGGAATGATAACAAATTGGATAGGTAAAAGAACTGGATACGTGCATACGACATTCTATATGTTGTGTGTACTTCTTGCTATTGTATGGTTGCCATCATACTCTATTATAGAGTTGTCAGTCTGGTTTGTGCCTTTCTATTTACTCGCGGCATATTTAATCTCAGGATTCCAACATAGGTATTGTTCACATAAGTCTTGGCAACCAAGTCTTAGAGTTGAATCTATTAGTGCGTTTCTTTGTGCCGCATTCTTATTGACACCATCTATGGGGTGGGCATCTACTCATAGGACTCATCATAAACACACTGATACCGATAAAGACCCACATGGGAATGCTCATAGTATTCTACGTAACTTCTTAGTATTCAATTACCCACCCAAGATGACTCTGATTCCTAGATGGATGCTTAGACATCCTGTCTATCAACTCCAAGCAAAGTACTACTGGGAGACGGGTATTGTGGTAGGTGCATTGATGTTCTTGGTAGGATTAGGAACCGCATGGGTGTCATTCATTGCATTCTGTTATATCTTCCAAGTCACTTTGAATATTATCGGTCATCTGAATAGGAATCCAGTGAATAATACTATAGGTGCGATAATGTGGGGAGGTGAGTTATATCATAAGAACCACCATGACAAACCTAGTCTATCGCAGTTTGGTTTATTTGACGCAACATACCACTTTTTTATTAAACACTTAGATACTAGAGGTAAATGATTATGTACG